GACCTCCTGTTAGCTCCACCTGAAAAGATACTTGAGTATTTCCCATATTTTGAACGTAAACATCACACTCTTCTCTGAAATACTCGGTAAAATTGGTAATAATTTCTGTGTTCATTTTGTCCTCCCTGGGATCTTTTTTTAGTTTTATTATATAAGGGTTCCGTTTATATACAAAAGCCTTACCACTAACAACTAATTTTCTTGCCCTGGCAGGATGCGTATACGACAGAACCCGGTTCTCGGGATTTAACACCGGAACATTTGATCCTGCCGTACGCACCATTATGAACCTTTAGACATGCCAGGGTACTACCCTACCTCCCGCCGAAACGGGGTTAAAAGAGCAGGCCGGGGTGGATTTAGAGGGTACCAGTACCCGGCCTACTACAATCTGCGCTTCTACTTCACGCCTTTGGAGCATGAACGACTGTTGGCGATAACGAAACCGATCATCTCGATAAACGCCCAACCTTTCACGGTCTCCTGATGTGAATACTTGTTGTAGGGCTCGCTAAAGAGTTCAATACGAACTCCCATCTCACCCATGTAATCCGCACCAGTTGTCGCATAGAAAGTTCCAGCCGGGATCACTTCTTCAACGCCCGTTCCTGCTGCTGTCAGGATTTGCGAATTGAGCACGTTGCCGATGTAACCGGCGAGGATCAACTCACGTTCGGTTACTGGATCAACTGCTGACGACATAGTTTTAACAATGTCAGACAGCTCGGCACGATTGATCATGAAATTTTCCACCATCAACCTGTGACGCTCAACCTGGAATCTCACATCTTCAAATGCACCAATTCCAAGAGTCGCAAAAGTAGTGACAGCATTGTCCGTCAAGGCAGCCGCATCGATCACAGAAATTGCAGCTTTATCTTCCTGAAGCTCAATCTCTTGTCTAGCTGTATCCTGTGCACGATCCAAAACATCAAAGTTCATTTGATAGATATCCATGATATCAATCGAGGGGAACGAAGTCACCTTAAACTCTGGAGGCGTGAGCCATTTTGTCTTGATTCTGCTCTCAGGAGACTGGCCATCCTGACCAACTACCCATGCAGTCGAACGGATATCCAACGGAACACGGAACAGCTCAGCTTGCGCCAGCTTCCTTACCCGGTAGACTTTCCGCGCAAAGCCTTCATAGTCGAGAATCGCCTTGATAGGCAGAGCAAGCTCTTGACCTACCATATGGAATCCTTGACCTGAAGGATCGGACATTGCAGCCGCTAAGATATCTCGTCGAGCCTCTTTCGAAATAGTCGACTCGGTATCCGGACGATAGAAAGACAATGCACTAGCGTTGCGCTTAGTGATGTCATTCATCAGATGATGTATCTGAGTCATAGCATCGCGCTTGTCTTGAGCATTGACCTCTCCTTTTTTGTCGAACATACGACGATCAGTTTGATGCTGTGTCGCATGGCGGCTTATAGGAGAATCATAACGCTGCGGGTTAAAAGTTCCATTACCCTCAAAAAGACTTTCATCTTTTTGGGAACCAAACCGTTCTTTCGGACGAGCAGCCATTTTTTCAGGCTGTTGCTCTTCTTGTTGAGCGGCTTGGCGTTGATCGCCGGGTTGATCCTTCGAAGTTCTACGGGCAGCTTTCGAGGCAACGGGGCGGCGATTTTTACTAATACTCTTATAAGGGTTCATTTTCCGCTCCTTTCCCTATGAAGTAGGCCCACCAGCATACTGTACTCCCAAGAAGGGATCGTCTGCTGTTGGAACTTGGAAGACTGTCCCTATAAAGGGACCGGCTCCCGCCTTGGTTACCAAACCTTGTTTAGTGTCACCGGATACTCCCGCTTTGAGACCATCGTTAACAGCATAGGTTTGGGCTGAATCGTACTGAGTCGTGAAAATCAGTGACCAGTCGTTGATTACTGTGATCTTCCCGTTTTGAATGTCTACATCATTCAAGAAGTTCCAGAAGTTACGACCTTCGAACTGAAGTTCTTGCTCAGTGACTTGGTACTGATAATCAACGCCTACAGTCCCACCATCAGGAATGGTAGAAGCTCCATCACGTGTTATAGTACCGTTTGTGTAGTTGGCAGCGTAATCGTTACCACCACCTTCAGTGTACGAAACGCCTGTGCTCAGATTGAAAACCCGAACACCGCCAGTAGCTCCTGGAACCCAAAGATTCGCATGAGCCAGATTTGTTGCTACGGTGCCGTTCAGAGTGATTTGCTCTGATACGACAGCCGCATACAACGTGCTTGCCTTGTTGTACTTCGCAAAACCAAAAGGCTTTGTAACACCACCGTTACCACAAATTTCGACTTCCTGGGAGCTGTTCAACTGAACAAGCATTCCAGCACGAAATATGGCAGTAGCGTTGGCTACATAGATCCCTAAGTTTCGCGTGTACTGGGTGCGCATCAGGTCAATACCGATTGCTCGGCTACTAACCCTAAACGCCTCCATCTGCGGTGAAAATGCCATTTTCTACATCTCTTCTTTCCCAGTCAACTAGTTTCTAACGCTTACGTTGTAGCCGCCCAAGCTTACGTCCTACGGCGGTGCTTCCACTAACCGCGTCAGAAAAACTAGCCCTGTTTAATAAATTTTCAGAACCAGAAGCAATGGCTCCATTGCCTATTTCGAAGTTTCCCTCAGCAGCATCACGCCTAATTTTAGACGAACGCTTCTTTGAAGAAACTTTTTGCATACTTGCATATACTTGTCCGATTGGCGTCGGGGCCAAGTTCCTTATATCTACTTCAGTATCAGCAAGATATTCGTCGCTCTTCTCCATGAGATCCGCAGCATTAGCTAACAAAGCTTTCAAGAAAGGCTCATGACCTTCCGAAATAATAAGTTCTGTTAGCTCCACAGCAGCCTGAATATCCATGCCTCCATAAACATCCCCATGAGTAAACTCAATCTCTCCAGCTTCTGCTGCGAGAACGTCCACTGCCGCTATCTTGAAAGGATGCTCTTCATGATTCAACGCCATCCTAGTAGCTGCAATGCGAAGTGCTTTATTAAATTTACGAATAAAAGTTTCCTTCTCTTTTGCCATGCGCCTCTTATAAAGAGTGGAAAAATTCTTTTGAGCAGTTTTGAAATCCTGATCTGCATCAGTCAATACGTTTCCTTCAGGAGTAACATGCTGCTCCTGCGCATCAGTATCAGCATCTGAAGTGGAATCCATTGATGGTTTCGAAGGCTTCTTATCAGCATCAGCCATAACATTCTCGGCTTCATCAAGAATATCCTTACCTTGACGACGTTGATATTTAAGATTTGCCGCTCTCAAAACAGCTTTTCTGCGAGCTGTTACAACTTCCGGTTTTTCCTTGGTATCAACCTCTCCCTTAGGCAACACTGAATCGGAATCATCATCACGATCATCTTTCGTATCACTCTCCGCGTCAGAAGTAACCGGTTCCTTCTCCGGCGGCACATCCATAATATTATCTAACTCAATATCATCATCGACACCTGCGGTGATCAACATCTTCGCATTACAGTCCTTCGCTGCTTTGGCAAATCCTTCTTCCACAATCATATGGTAGAGATCAATTGCCAGCTTACGAATAGCCTTCTTATCCGCTCGAATATCTTCCTTAGGTACGGCATGAAATACAAGACCGTGATCATTGTGTTGAGCGAGTAGAGTATTGTTTTCAGTAATCCCTACTCTAACTTTACTAGCAAAAGAAGGAGTTGGTTCAGGGAGGGTTACTCCGGCTCCTTCCGTATTTGGATTTTCTTCAACTCCCATCTCTTCAATAGAAATCTCAGAACCTTTTTCTTTTTCTTTTTTTTGAAGATCAACAATAGGCTTGTGCTCTTGTTCTTGAGCCTTTTTCAGAACGGCTTCTTTCTCCTCTTTCTTTTCCTTCTCTTCTTTAGAAGATTTATCTTTATCATCATCGTTCTTTTCAGATTTTTCTTCTTTCTTTTCCTCTTCTGCCGTTTTGCCTTCTTTCATGATATCTTCCTTTAAAAACTTCTTAGTTTTATCTTCCCGTGGTTTGCTGCCCATTTCAGGTTTGTCATCAGGCCTTAAAGGTGATTTGGGAGGTCCTTTATCTATCTTAGGAGGTCCGTCCATAGGACCTCTTCCCGGCTTATCATCAAAATCAGGCTTATCATCGAGTCCATCCATAGGACCTCTTCCGGGCTTATCACCCAAATCAGGACCCTCAATAGCTCCTTCCATCTTCAGGAAATCAACAAGCAAATCGTACGCCTCTTGAGTATCAACTGTTTGCAATTTCCTAAGCACCATCTCAAAACCTTCAGGCACGATAGAAGCTTGCCGAGTAAGAATAGACTTACGAACAAGATCCATTGTCTGGTATTCTATTTGATTTTGTTCAGACGCTGTAAGCTCAGCCTTCCCTTGAGCATGAAGATCTTTTACTGTTTTAAAAAGCTTGTAACGCTCTGTAAAAGGTGTAGTCATCGCTATCCTCCTAACCCTCTAAAAAGACTGAGTTAATCAGTTTGGCAACTGACTCAGGTATTGTTTTAGCATTTCTTGCTACAAAAGAAGCAATCTCACAAATTTCACCATCCGTCAAATTCGACCCCCTATGGAGATTATGTGTCGCAACTTGAAGTATACCTTCTTGAATTTCAGCATCTTTATCCGCCGGATCATCTACCGCTGACAGCTCGGCAAAAATAGTACCGTTACACCATTCGAATGCTTTCCTATGATGTTTACCTTCATTTATGGGATAAGGTCTCCCGGCCAACTTAGAAACGACATGTTCACAGAATTGGAGAGTAGTATAAGCAGTCTTGCCGCAAATACTACATTCAGTACTATCGACATCACAACCCATAGAAAATTTGTAAACAGATCCGTTTTTATATGCTTCGGCGAGATGCTTATCTTTAGTAGTATCCGCAGCGATTAAGACTTCGGTAAATTCGTCGTTAACAACATCACTACCAGTAGCTTCAAATACAGCTTCCTTAATATTATCACTCGCAGAATTTTGATCATTGTAATGAGAATCTATAAGAACGCCTCGGGCAAGTCGATAATTAACAGCATTGTGATTTACAAAATGAGGTTTCATAAGAAAAGTAGAATATACTCTTCGACCTACGCGAGGATCAAAACGTAAAAGTTCATTACGCCGGAAACCATCCATGTTTTCATTAGGACGATCAGCACTTACTGCCCTGCAAGGTATTAAAAGATAATCATTAGGATCACGAGAGATTTTGTAAGCATCCGCCACGGTATCCAAAACTTCCTCAATATTAATACCGTACCCGTCATCCATATACACAGAGGAAAAACGAGCATTACCCAACTTAGACCAACCGTGTTGATCCTTAATTCCTAAAACTTCTACGTTAGCTGTTTTACGAAAAGCCATAAATATACTAGTCCTATGTCTAGTCAATATTATAGGCTAATATTCTGTAGGGATTTTAAAGCAGTGAAATTGGAAATATATTTAAGTAAGGTATTTACGTATCATACCGTTAATATTGGCTTCTGAGTTGATCATTTCTCCCTGTTTATATATAGACCAAAAACTCTGACATAAGTGATCAAGTACATTATCAACCCAATCATACTCAAAAACTCCACAAGAGATTGCTCTTAAAAGACCTTACTCTCTTACAAACTCAATATTCTTTTTTAAACATAATGAATAAAAAGCTGAAAGAAAAGACGCTACTTTAGATCTGCA